GCAGGTGAATTGGAATTGGTAATTGAACTGTCTCATTTGTGGACCACGGAACATGAGTTCCATGTTTGAGTTTGGTACAAGTCCTGCCCCTCTTGCGAGAAGGGTTTCTGGACTAATATCAAATCCATACTTGTTTAATACACCACTTAAAAGTCCCGCAGCCGCTGCACTTGCACCGCCTCCAGCACCACTTTCAGTCAATAGTTTGAGTTGCATTGCAAGATTACTTGTTCCTCCGATTAGACCTCCGATTAATGGAAGACCAGAAAGTGCAGATCCCGCAGCGTACCCTACAAAGTTTTGAGATACTAAACCTGTTGCTGCAGCACTCAAATTGTTGAGTTTATCTGCTTCCCAACTTACGGACGAAGTGTCCTTTACTGTATTGGGCATGGGGAGAATTACTCCTCCACCAACTTTGTATTTTAGTGCGGTTCCTCTTTTCAATCCTTTGGTGAGGATATTTGATCTATCGTCTCTAGATTCAATGAAACCTTCTCTGGTGGGTGGTTGATATGAATAACACTGAATAACCATCCTATCCTGGAGGTTGGACATATCAATAGGATAGATTAATGGTACAATTGAGGCGTTTCTCTCATTTGCCGTTATGTAATTAGTAACGTCATATTGAGTGATAACAGCCATGGGATCAAAGGCACCTTTAATTAATGTTGCAATCGTTGTCCCTAAGTTAGAAGTGCCAGTTGGATTTGCATACGAAATTGGTTCTCCGTTGGAGGAGATTGGTGTCGTTGCTGGACTAGAGGCATAAAGTCCTTGTCTTGGTTGTGCTGCCCAGGGTGGTAGTGGAGGTTTTTTTCTTGATTGTCCTCCAGAGAAAGCGGAACCTCTTCTTGTATATTCTGCTCTGATTGCAGTTTGAATTGCTTCGTGAAAACGTTGTTTATCTCTAGCATTCAGAGCAAGAATGAGAGCATTTTTTGTCCAGTCACCGTCTGTGTAGATAACATCTGGGGTTGCCTTATTAGTCCCTGTTTCAATTACACGAACTTTTGCTTCCTGGAAGTCATACTCCAAGACATATTCAATCACAACTCCATTGAGAGTTTGAGTGATTGGTGGATCTAATTTGACGGTTTGAAATGCCATTACTTCCAGGCCCTGTATTTGGGATACTTTTTCCCACGTTTGTCAACAAATCTTTCTGTGGGTAATAACGAAATACTCGCCCAATCTTCATCGTCTGGAACTTTATATAGATTTCCAACACCAGAGTAAAAATATTTGTGCAAGGAATTTTTGGGTACACTTGCCCCTCTGGACTTATTTATTAGGCTTTTCGCAACGGCATCTCTATAATCTGGATTTATATAATGTAAGTTTGCACCAAGAAATCCATCTCTCAAAAATTCTAGGACAAATACTAGAGGTTGCATGTCCCAAAAGTCATAGTTCTGTGGATATGCCGCACCATAAGAAAAGAAGACCAAACTCCCAACTTCAATCCAACCAGTATCACTTGTGCTGATGTCTGGATCTTGCAGTCCAGAAAGGGACTCTTCTAGTTGAGCAATATACCAATCGGCACTCTTATTTTGTTTTCCTGCTTTTTGTTTGATTTCTTCTGCGATCATTTGATTCCTAGTTCGTCTTCGGTCATAATTTTGAATTCATAATTACGATCCGCACAAAACTCTTCCGCTGCCTTCCATTTTGCCTGATTTACTGCCCACAGTTCAACACTTCGAACCCAGGCCTTTGTTCTTTTCTTGGGATTTGTTGGGGGCATTTGAACTTCTTTCTTAGGTTTGATCTCAATGACCATAACCCTTCTTTTTCCCGTTGCGTCAATATACTTTACAAAAAAGTCAGGAAAATAACGATGATACCTATTATCTAGTGGAGATTTATACAGAATGCAGAATTCTTCAGATTGCCATTGGTATACACTCTCATTCAGATCACAGTACCTCATAAACTTTCGCTCCCAAAGTGACCTATAAATAATATTTGTAGGGTCGCCCTTGTATTTTTTGGGATACTCTGGTTTATATTTTCCTTTGTAGGACATATACATAGTATAAAGGATCTTAGTATTTATCCATGTCTAATAAAGGTCAAAGTGCTAATCATAGACGTGTGGAGAACGGCAATTCTCCATATCTTGTAGATGTGGATGCGAATGGAGGAAATCAGAGAAGTTTTCAGAACTACTTGAGTTCTCCTTCTACTTCAAATCATTACAAAGTAAATTTAAATCTGGCTAAGGTCACCAGTGGTCAGAATATGGACCGACTGTCCGAATGGTTGACCAGTGCAGGTGTTTTTGGTGCTGATGAACCACAAAGATTCGATTTCTTGTGTTCAGAGACTATGTTGCCTGGAACAAGTGTTGAGACATTTACGGAACTTGGAAGTAGGCAGGGACTTGAGGAATTTTTTCCTACTAGAAAGATCTACAATGATCTGAGTATGACATTCTATGTCTCCTCCGATTACAGAATTTTGAAACTTTTTCAAGAGTGGATGAATTTTATCAATCCACTTTATGATCCATCCATCGGCAAACTCAAATCAGCATCTCCTGGCGGATATCCATCTTTAAGAGATATTCAGAGTTTCCATAGACATCGTTATCCCATAGAATATCGTAGAGAAATTTCTGTAACTAAATTTGAGAGAGACATTGGCAATCTCAAGGGAAGAAATTTTGGACCTGGTAATAAGTTGATGTATGTCTTTATCAACGCATTCCCAATCAATATCAATTCCGTTCCCTTGTCCTACGATGAAGCACAAGTACTAAAAGTTACAGTTGACTTTAAGTATGATAGATATACTCTCGTACATACTGGCCAACCAGTTGTTCCTGCAGAAAAAGCGGAACAACCAACTGATGTTGAGGGCAACAAACTTGCATCTTCTAGTGCAAATGTAAATGACGGAAGAGCCCCATGGGATGTTGGTTCCCCATCTCCATTCTTAGGAGAAAACCCAACATTTGGAGTAAGTCCAACACTTAAAGAGTTTAATTCACCTCTGCTCAATAAGCCAACCTAAATAAATCACTGATCTAAATTATTATGCCCTTACCAAAGATCTCAACCCCAACTTATGAGTTGACTTTACCCTCTACTGGAAAGACTGTAAAGTTTAGACCTTTTCTAGTTAAAGAAGAAAAAATTCTAATTCTGGCATTAGAGAGTCAAGATACAAAACAAATTACTGATGCCATCAAACAAGTATTGAAAGATTGTGTTCTTACTAGAGGAATCAAAGTAGAACAACTTCCTACATTTGACATTGAATACTTGTTCCTAAACATTCGTGGTAAGTCTGTTTCTGAATCTGTAGATCTTATCATCACTTGCGGAGATGACGGGGTAACGCAAGTACCAGTGAGTGTCTTTATTGATGAGATCGAAGTCGTAAAAGATCCAGAACATACGCCTGATATTCGAATTGATAATGACATCATGATTCGAATGAAATATCCTTCGATGGAGGAATTCGTTAAAAACAACTTCACCGTAGAAGGCGATGATGTCAACGAAGTCGAACAATCCTTTGAAATCATTGCGTCGTGCATTGAACAGATTTATACTGAAGAAGACGCCTGGGCTAGCGAGGATATTAGTAAGAAAGAAATGGTTTCTTGGATTGAAGGACTGACCTCCGAACAATTCAAGAAGATTGAAAGATTCTTTGAGACTATGCCCAAACTTTCTCATACAATGAATGTGAGAAACCCAAATACTGGCGAAAACAATACTGTCGTTCTGGAGGGATTGACGAGTTTTTTCGCTTAGTAATGTCTCAGATGAATCTTGAGGCATACTTTAGAATTAATTTCGCTCTCATGCAGTTCCATAAATACAGCTTGACAGAGATCGAAAATATGATGCCCTGGGAACGGGACATTTATGTAGGGTTGCTGAAACAGCATATTGAAGAAGAGAATCTCAAAGCACAACAAAGAGCTGCTAATCAGTAATGAAACTTACCTCCATTAGACCAAAAAGTATACTAAGAAGAGGTTCCAAGAAAATTGGAGCAAAGACTCTTCGTGGTGGTTCTCGGGCTGGTCTCTTTGGTGGTAAGTCTATTGGATCTGCACTTGGAAATGCATTTAAGGGCAAGGTAAAGGCTGCTCCTAATGGACTAGGTTCAGTCATTCAGAATATCTCCCAAACAGTTGGTGGTGGAGATCAGTCCAACGTAGTAAATATCAACAAGTTTATTCAGCAGAAGGTTTCTGACGCGCTGAGTAAGACAGGATCACTTTCCGCTCAGGTGCAGATGCCTCAGTTGGATGGTATCCTCAATGCCTTTGGAGGTATTGCAGATTATATGAGAAGTCTTGCTGATCCTTCAGCATTGAGTGACTTCTCTCGTGGAATAGATTCTATTAATGAATCTTTAGAGAAAACCACCGATCTTGTAGTAAAGGTTAGATCCTTTATCAAGAAACTTGTCAAAGATCTTCGTAAAGTAAAAGGTAAAGGAGGAGATGGTGGTGGTGGCCTTCTGGGTGCCGCTGCTCTAGGATTGGGTGGTGCCGCTGCTGCTGGAGGTGCTAAGAAAGGGTTATTAAAGAAGGGTGGAGGTGCCCTTGCGAAATTCTTTGGTGGAAAGAAAGGTAAGTTGCTCCTTGGTCTTGGTGGACTGGGATTGATTGGTGCTGGTGCAGCGAGTGCATCAGAAGGTCCTACTGGGGAACCAATTGAAATTCCACCTGCAATTCCAGAAGAAGATGTAAATATCTTTAATAAGACTGTAGATGATTTTAGTAAGTTCGTAAAGAAACTGCTTGAGGCTCCACCAAAACCTCCTGGAAAGGGATCTGAACAAAAACCAGCTCCAAGTTCTTCAACTCCCACCAGTTCTCCTATGAGTTCTGGTCCCAGTGGACCAGTTGCTGGTGTTACTACTCCAGAGGCAAAAGCCGCGATTCAAACTATCACTCAATTGGAAGGGACTTCTGGACCAGGTGGTTATAGTAGATGGTTCGGTGATCGTCAGGGTGAGATGAAGTATGGTGATATTACTGGAAAGACACTTCAAGAAGTAGATGATCTCCAGACACGGTTCTTACAGGATCCACAGTCACAATTTACAGATAGGAGTGGAAAGACTCAGAAATCTGCCGCAGTTGGTGCAGGACAGTTTACTTACCTCTTGGAACATGCTAGGAGGATGGATCCTAACGTAGATATTACCAAACAGACTTTTAGTGAAGAATATCAGAATAGACTTATGATGTTCCTTGCCAGAGAGAGGGGAGTCGATCTCAATAAACCTCTTACAGAGGCAGACATGACGAAGTTGGGTGGTGTATGGGCGAGTATGACACCACAATACAACCAGACATCTAGAACCGCAGCTCAAAGTTTGCAGGTTTACAATGAAAATCTTAAGAAGGTTAGGGCTCAAGGTGGAGTCTTACCACAGACTCCAGAGACTATGATTGACCCCGCAGGACCACAATCGAGTGCTGCAACTTCGCCCGAGACTATCGGTACGGTTGCTCAGGTTCCACAAACTCAGGTGGGTCAAAATAATGTTCAGGTAATCAATACAGGTATGGGAGATCAAGGTTCTGGTCAAATTGATCCCTCCAATGTTCCTGCACCATCTGTTGCCGCTAATACAGTTCCATTCCATATGCCTTATGATGAGGATAATATGGAAAGACTGGGAACCATTAGTCTCTATAACCTAATCAGTGCAAGCTAGTGCCATGATTGGAAATAACATCACCAGAAAACAGAAAGTTGTCGAGTCGATCTTTAAAAGATCTAAAAGGGAACTCGGTAGGGGTAAAGTTGAGTTTAGTCAATTAACAAATTTTCTGGAAAAAGCAAAGAATAAAGTTGACAGTGCGCCTACACTTACGGATAGAGAACTTTCTAAACTAAAGTCATTTGATATCTCTAAAGTCGGTGGCGATCAAAGTGGAGGTGGATTTGTTTCTAGTGCCTTAGGACTTCTTGGTTCTGTTGGACTTGGGATGGTTGGCGAGAATCTTGCAAAGAGATTCTTCGGCAAGAAACTTGCACAAAAGGGTGCAGAGACTGCAGCGAAAAAAGTAACTAAAGAAGTTGCACAAGAGGGTGTAGAGACCGCAGGAAAACTTGTCAGTAAAGAAGCTATTGAAGCTGGTGGAAAGGTTCTTGCGAAGGAAGGTACAGAGAAGGTAGCTAGTAAGGGTATTGGTAAATTACTAGGCAAAAAGATTCCAGTTGTTGGCGCTGCATTGGGAGGAATCTTCGCTGTTGAGAGAGCTATGAAGGGTGATCTACTTGGTGCTGCTGGAGAACTTGCATCTGGTGTGGCATCAACAGTCCCTGGATTTGGTACTGCTGCTTCTCTTGCTATTGATGGTGCTCTTCTCGCAAGAGACGTTAAGAAAGCTTCGGATGATGCAGATAAAACAAAGACAGATACAGATACAACTACAACCAAAGAGGGTTTAGAGGTTGTCCAGCCTCAAACATCGATGATGGACATGCCAAAGTTCCGCAAGGCTGTTGATGATTTTGGAAAAATTGAAATTGATTTTGCAAGTAGAACTTTTGGTGGTGGTGATCCCGCAACTGGACAAGCAAGACCAGTATCTAATGTTATGGAAGGTACTCCTGAGGCACCTGTCGCTCCTGGTGGTGGTCTTAAGTCTCTTGCAGACGCTGCAGAGAGTCTAAAGGGGATGAATAGTAATAGAAAGGAAACAGACTGGGGTAGGAATGGATGCGTTTGGTCAGTTAATCAGGTCTATAAGGCAGCAGGACTGACGCCACCCTGGGGGAATTCTTTGTGGGTTCCTACAGCTGAGAAGAAAATGATCGACGCTGGATATGTTGAGATTCCTCGTGATCAGAGACAACCTGGCGACATTATGATTAACTATAATACTCGTTACCCAGGGGATCCTGAACCACAGGCTCATATTGGTGTCGTTATCAACAATGGAAATGTGTTATCGAACTCATCGAGTAGGGCGTCGTTCAGTACAGAATTGTCTCCAGAGGGGTATGATAACATTTATGGAGGTGAAAGAGGTAAAATTTATCGAGCACCATCAACAATCACTAAACCTACAGTCTCAACAACACAGAATCCTGGCAATGTCAATGGTACTACTGCACTTGCTGGTACAAACCAAGTTGCCACAATACAAACACAAAAACCAAAACCTGGTGATATAAGAAAGACGACGAAAAAGGTTCAACTTCGTGGTGCTAGGACCAAAAAAGAAACCGTATATCAAAGATATGATGAGAACAATGGATGGCAAACTGCTACTGGACAGACTGCAGCAGAATTGGAAAAACTAATAAAACAACAAGAGTATGAGAGATCTCAACAGGGACGTGCAAACTTAACTTCAACATCTCCTGTTAATCGTGGTGTTCCCGATAGTATGGTTATGAGTAGAAAAACTCCAGTAGAAGCCGAGAGTCAAATGGTCTCTACATATACTTCATATAACAATCCTACGAACATGGTAAATAGTACAACACTCATCAATATATCAACTGGCGGTGGCAGTTCCAAACCACCAATGGTTGTTCAGATGGGTAATGGACAGACGGCAACAATTGTACCTCCTTCTGATTCTGCTGTTGCCCTAAAACTCGCAAAAGCAGTTCTCTACAATAAGTTGGTCTCCTAATGGCACAAGAGTTAGAAGCTATAACCTATAACGAAGCGACTCTGACATCTAATGATGGAAAGAGAGCGGAGGACATTTCGCAGTATATTAGTTCATTTGATTATTTTGAGGATATCCTTTCCTCTACAGTAACTGCAAGGGCTCATATCGTTAACACTACGGGATTATACAATAGACTTCCTATTCGTAGTGGGGAGAGATTTGACGTTGAAATTGCCAATGTCAAAGGACTTTTCAGTAGAAATAAGAAGAAACCTTTGTATGTTACTAGTGTTAGTAACTACATGTCAAAAGAAAATACGGAGAACTTTTATTTGCATTTTAGATCTCTGGAAGCCATTAGTAATGAAACTTCCAGATGTGTTAAAAAGTATGGGAAGGCATCTATTAGTGAACACGTTGAAGATATCTTGAAAAATGTATTGGAAACTGATAGAATAGGTACGATTGAGAGAACAGTAAATTCGTATGGTTTTTATGGCAATCAAAAGAAACCATTTTGGGTTTTGAAATGGTTGGGACCTAAAGGAATCCCTGCAGCAAAGAAACCATCTGGAACAAGTGGTGATGGAGAGACTGGAGAAGCAAAAGGAACATCAGGGTACTTTTTCTTTGAGAATGCCGATGGATTTAATTTTAGAAGTATCGAATCAATGGTTTCGAAAACAACTCAACCTATTGGTGGACGAGAAAAATCAATTCAAACTTTCGTATACAGTTCTGAAATTAGTGGAGAAGTAAAGGCATCACTCTCTAATAAGATTATTCAACATGTTTTAGAGAAAAATACAGAACTCTTGGGTTCTTTAAGAATTGGATTATATGGCAATAGAACGTTCTTCTTTAATCCATATAATCTCTCACTTGATAGATACGATTACACTCTTGATAACGAACTTGGAAACAAGTTAGGATCTGATAACTCAAACGGACTTCCTGAGTTTTTTACTCAAACTCCGAGTAGAATACTCGTTAGATCTTCTGACCGAGGCATGTTTAGTGACTCGATTACAGAAGACTCTGGAAGAGACAATGCCGATATGGCGAAGTCATATGCCAGATATAACCTGCTGTTCAGTCAGTCACTAAATATCAATGTGCCTCTAAATGCCAGTCTAAAAGCTGGTGACATTGTAAAAGTTATACTGCCCGACTCGGGTTCTCCCTCAAATAACAGAGTTGAAGTTGATGAACAGATGAGTGGTTACTACCTTATTAAGAACTTGAGGCATCATTTTGAAAAAGGAAGAGCAACCACATCTATCTCATTGATCAGAGACTCCTATGGTCTTTAGTAACAAAACACATGGAAAACATCGAAGCACACATCAAAGCTGATAAGGAAATTCTGGACAATCCCCAGACATCTCCTCAAGCACGCAGACATACAGAACAGGAACTGGCTGATCTGCAAGCATACGCAGAGCGTCATCCAGAAGATCATCACGATCCCACTCCACTTGAGTTGTATTGTGACACTCACCCAGATGCGTCTGAGTGTAGGATTTACGAAGACTGATATTCCTAATTATGGATGATACCCTTTTAAAGTCTCAATTTATGGGCAGAGACCAATTCACTTGGTGGATTGGTCAAGTTGCTCATCCAAAATATTGGAGAGATGGTAAAACCGAATTAAAAACATCCAACAGTGATAAAGAACTGGGGATGAGTTGGGCTTATCGTTGTAAAGTCCGCATCATTGGGTATCATCCCTTTTCTGGCAATGAACTTCATGATAAAGATTTGCCTTGGGCACATGTGATGGTTCCTGCTAGTCAGGGAACTGGTCATGGTGCTCTTGGTGAGTCTAGTCAAATGGTCGGTGGAGAAACTGTATTTGGGTTTTTCCTTGATGGGGATGAGGGACAACAACCAGTAGTTTTTGGTGCTCTTCATAGAAATCCAAATGCAGTAAGTAAGATCGGAACTAAAGAAGTAGAGAAAGAAGGTAGTTCTAGATTCAAAGCATATTCTGGCATCGGAGCACAAAAAGCATTGAACTCTGGAATTACCCAGAGACCTCCTAAAAATGACACTGATTTAAAAACTCCAACTGAGAATGCCAGTACAGAAAGAAAACCTACTGGTGGGGCATCTAAAAACCCAGATCAAATCTATCCAGAGAGTGATGCTGAAACTGCATTTGCTGGTGGTGGAACTCAGGCAACTATTCCCAATGGTTGTGAAAGTAACTTTTTAAGTGAAATTACTAATGCGATTAGAAGTTTTATCGCAACTACTAACAGTCTTACAGCATTCCTTGGGGTTTACGTTGATGCTGTGCAGAATTTCGTCCAAGATATTGGTAGACTGGTAAGTAAAACTGGCGCCATTATTTTGGGTATCATGAAGAAGGTTTTCAATAACCTTCGTGATCGACTGATGAAGTGGTTGGGTAAGAGATTCAGAGATTTTATTGCACTTTTTGTACCCGAACCTCAACAACAACCAATTGCTAATGCAATTAAGAAAATCATGGATACAATTTTTTGTATCTTTGAGAAACTCGGTATCAATGCTCGTAAGTTTATTGAAAACTTCCTTAAAAGTATCATTAACAAGACTATTGCTGGTCCTCTTTGTGCCGCTGAACAGGCAACTGCTGCGTTAGTTTCTGCACTCCTAAAGGCACTTGATGGTCTACTTGAACCGATTATGGAGGGTATCAGTTGGTTGACTGGTGCTCTTGGAAAAGTCAGTGGTGCCTTGAGACAAGTATCTGCTTACGCAAACCAGATTCTAAGTTTCCTGGATTGTGACAAGTTAAGTTGCAGAAAAGTTACCGACTGGACTTCTGGTTGGGGACTTTCTACTCAACCAGCAAACAATCTTTCTAGTATGTTGGATAAGGTTTCCATCATGGATGGTCTTATCACAAATGGTCAGTCGATGACTCTCGATCAACTTGCTGCAGAAGGATCTAATTTCTCCTTCCTTACTATTGTTGGTGGAGAGTATGCTGGATTTATCGAGTGTAACAATAAGAGAGATAATCCTACATCGCAAGATGATATTGGTATCACTCCACCAGGATTTATTTTCCCCAAATGTATTCCACCAAAAGTTGAATTCGTTGGAGATGCCACTGTTGCAGCAGAAGGAGTGCCCATTGTTGCTGTGGATGGATCTATTCTTGCAGTTGTAATTACTAATCCTGGATCTTCATATGATGAAGCTCCTACAGTTGCTGTCATTGATAAGACTAACCATGGTGGTGGTGCGGATCTAGAGGCAATCCTCGATTCAAATGGAAGAGTTGTTAATGTTGTTATCAGAGATCCTGGATTTGGTTATTGTCAAACATCTCTTGGTGATGTTATTGGATTACCTGATCAATTGCCAGGTCCAACCACTGGCCAAACCGATCCTGATATAACTCCTCCAGTTATATCTGTTCTCACTCCACCAGATAATTCTGTTGGTGTTTCTACCTTAACTTGTTTCCAATTTGAGTTTAGTGAACCAATTCAAAGAGGATCTGGTAAAGTCACCATCATTGAGACATTATCCAATCAAGTTCATGATTCTATTGACGTAGTTGATAGGGATAAAGTAGAATTTGTTAACAGCAATACTATTAAAGTTTGTCCAACAACTCCACTTTCTCCAGAAACTGAGTATCATATCAATATTACTCAAGGGGCATTCACAGATAACAGTGGAAATCTCTATGCTGGTATTGCTAATACAACAACATATAATGTCACAACAACTGTCATTGCTGGAGTAAGTAGTGTTCCTGTTGGCATTGTTACCGATGTATATGTTGATCGCCCTGGTCTTGGATATACTGATGGTGACTTTGGTCAATATGGAAATTGTACTTTCGATTTCGTTTTGAATCCTCAAGGATCTATCATTGGTATTAAGAATCTTACTTGTACCGATAGATTCGAGACCCGCCCAGATATCACAATAAATACGAATACTGGGACGGGAGCAGATCTGTTAGCCGTTACTTCTTACAAACCAAACACGACCGTTATCACTACTACTCTTGGACCTGATGAACTCAAGGCAAGAGGAATTGCTATCATTAACAAAGTTCAATGTCCTGGACGATAAATGGCTGATCAACCCAAATACTATTTTAGACAATTTCCTGGATTCAGAACAACTTCTGGTGTCAAAATCACCAAGGGTGCTGATAAAGGAAAGACTACTGACTATGGAGTTATCACTGATAACGCCCAGGGTTATGTGTGGTATAAAGATGGAGTATCCAGACAAAGATGTCTCAAGACATCCATGGATCTTTGTGGTCAAAAATGTAAGAAAGATGAACCCGCAAAGATCATTCAAGCAGAGAACGGTGCAATCATTATTGAGGCACAGTATGGTGACGTTGTTATCAAAGGCAGAAACGTCAGAATTGAATCAACAGCAGATGATGGAGAGGTAACGATCCTCTCTGGTAAACACATTTATCTCAAGGCTGCTGTTACAAACATCAAAGGAACCACGGTCAATGTTCTTGCGTCTCATGATTTGAGAATGGGTGGCCAGTTTATCAATGCTAGTGCTGGTATTACTTTTGAAGCATCCACATTAACTGATTTCGTTAAGGCATCTTTCCTTGGAAAGTTGATGATCGGTATTCAGAGATTCACGGAGTTCTTAGAGTAATGGGATTTGTTACTCCTATCGGAATGGTTGGCGATAAGTTAATCGTCGGAGCCATTGATACTTCTTTTCTAGCCAGTGTTACTGCAGTTACCCCAGGAACAACAGTCCTGAATGGTCCTGTCTATGCTGGTGCTGCTTTTGGTGTTGGTGTTGCTCGAGCAACAGTAATGATTGGTCCACCTTTATCGGTATCTCTTCCAGCCTCACTTGAAGTTACTGGTATTACAAATATATTTGGCGTCCTTAATGTAATTTCTGTCAGTACATTTACTGGACTGACAACTAAACTTGGAACAACTATTAAAAATGCGTTGAGTCTCAAGAATGGCATTGACATTAAAAATGCTCTCAACCTTGGTAATGCAGCAGGTGTAGATAACGGTACACGAACTGTTAATGGTATCTTGGTCGTTAATGGTATTTTGAAAGCGAACGGAACTATCTCTACTCCTGCAATTACTGCGGCATTTGGTGCTTTTTCTTCAGTTGCTGCGCCTTTCAAACAGTTTGATATTCCTCATCCAACCAAACCTGGATATAGACTTAGACATACATGCCTTGAAGGTCCTGAGATTGGTGTGTATTGTAGAGGTGTTCTTGAAGGGAAAGATGTAATTGAACTTCCCGATTATTGGAGAGGACTGGTAAGGCAAGAATCTATCACAGTCAATTTGACTCCTAAAGAAATATATCAAGAGTTATACTATGAGATTATCGACTGGGGAACAAAAATCAAAGTCAAAAACAATGCTTCTGCTCCAGTAAATTGTAGTTATACAGTATATGGAGAAAGAAAGGACATCGAAAGAATCCAAGTTGAATATGAAGGGGAGGAAATAAACAATGGCGTATGATGATCTTACGGGGTTAGACGCTCCTAAACTTCTCGAAGACATGAACAATAAGGAGAAGGTTCCCCTTACTCCAAAAAAGATTGCTCAAGATTTGAGATCGGACTTTGGTAGTATCGAACGTCAAGTGGATCAGTTGACTGAACAATTGACAATTACTGATGCCATCCTCGACCAGTATGATGATCTGATTATCAAAGTAGATAATAAGATATTCAGTCCACAAGATTTCACTGCAGAAATCAATGCTGCTATTGATGCAGTATCTAATGCATACAAGGCAAGGATTGCTGCTGGATGTAGGAATGATCTTGCGTGGGTATTAGTAGAACAGGACAAGTTGTGGAATAAAGCATTTGGTGGTCAAGTAGATGTTTCTGTGTATGAGTGTAAGAAAGACCCTGCGACTAGAGTCCAACAGAATTACTATGGCGTAAAATACTATAAACGACCCAAAGATAGGGATTACGGTGCAAATGTCGTAGATCAGATTAGAAATGGTACTATTGACGCACTCACAACTGTTTTGGTGTTGTTTGATGAAAATGCTGGAGACTTCGTTGGTCTTGCTAGTACTGATGGTGTTGTCTGGTCTGCCCCTCAGGGAAGAAATACTGGAGTTTCTTCCATAATTACTATTGGTGATTTCATCACTGATGATCTCGATGATCCAAAGATCTTTACCACTGGCAATCTTCCCACAGTAGTTGGTTTAGGTACTACAAGTTACCCAGCAGAAAGAGTATCCGTCTCTGGATTTACTACTTCGGGTGAGTCTAGATTTTATGGTGACAATCAAACAGGAATCTTGACAACATACTCTATCGGTGATTTTATCTATGCTGATGGTGTATTTCCTAATGGAACTACTATTACTGGATTCGGAACTGCTTTATCCACTCAAACCATTATCGACGAGGTTGGAGTAACCACTTCAATTGAAATTGATATTGATTATGCAACAACCTCTCAGCCATCTATTGCTACTACTTCGGGACATATCCTTCAGGTAGGTATTGTTTCTACATATCCAGCAGTATTTCTAAGCACATTCACTCAAGTTGGTGGTGCGAACACTGGATTTACTATTGTTAGACCGCCAGAAATCGGTGGAATTACTTTCGATGAAAGCAAGAATCCTATTGATCCCGTTGAGATTGGTATGCTTGCATCGGGAAAGGTAGGTTTTGGGAATAAGATTGCCTTGGTAAACAATGGAGATTCACCTTCAACTAAATCTTGGCATGAAGTTAGAGAAGAACCTCAACCAGGTGTAGGTGCTGGATACATTGAACATTGGGAAGGTAATCTTCTTTGGCCTACTTTAGAGACAACTTCCATTTCTGGATATGCTGGATCTACTGCCATCTACTCTACTAGTATTAATTATGCTACTGAAGGTCAAAGAGTGACCGTAAATAGTGGTTCTGGAAGTACGGCTTCGAGTAAGATTGGAACGACTGGTGTTTCTCCTTTGTCTCCATCCAATTGTGCGGAACTTGATGCCGCCATTGCGTCTGCGGAATCTAACAGAGATGCAATAATCAGTGCCAATACTCCAAAAATCAACTATTATTGTGGTGTAACTCAAAGTCTGAGAGACCTCAGGGATGAGAAACAAACTCAAGCATGGTCATTCCTACAGGGAATTGGAAGTCTTAACGCCAAAAAGGCAGAGGACACTGCAAGAGCTGAACAAATGGAAAACATTGATTGGTCCGAATTTGAGTAATGGATGATCTGCAAAAATTGAAACTCTCCAAGCATCATGTTGAATGCTTGGAGATTCTTTTATGTGACAATGAGTGGTCTCATTATTTGAATAGTAGCCTGATCTCAATTAAGTATGAACTAGATCGACAGATTAATCTTTTGGAGAATGCCAATGGGAATGTATGATACAATTCGTTCTTCTTACGATCTTGGAGAAGATTTTACTGATGTGACTTTACAAACTAAGGATTTAGATTGTATAATGTCAGAGTACTGGTTGGATCCAGCTGGTAACTTATATGAAATTGATTTCACTGGTACTCAAACATTTGAGTGGAATGAAGATTCTGATACTTCTTTTCCTATTGTGCATTGGAAACCTAATGGAACTAACGGAGTCGTAAGGGCAACATCAGTGACCGACTATATAAGAGTGATTCCCGAAAAACTGGGAGTAGATTATTACCTAACACTTCATTTTGAAGATGGTAAATTGCAAAAACATTTTATAGAACATTGATGGAACCACAGAATACTCAGGCATTTGGTACTGAACTTTTGATGCAGAATGCTAATCTGCTTGCAAAAGATTTGTACGAGGCCACAGAGAGAATCAAACAACTTGAGAGACTTGTTACAGATCTTCGACGTGATGTCGATTCTCAGAAGTTTTTCATGGATCGACTACTAGATGAACATGAATGAAACAGCAGTAATTTATTCTAACGGAAGTCAAGAATGTGAGCGCATGGCAATGCTGCTCCGATCTTTAGGGGGAGAGTTCCATGAATATCTCCTCGGAGTTGACTTTAGTGACAAACAATTTCGTATGGAATTTGGATCTGAAGCAACGTATCCACAATGTGCTATCGGTCACAAACATATCGGCAGCATGAAAGAGACACTACAGTATATGAATGAACAGGGAATGTTTTTATGACTAAGAGAGAATTTATTGACAGTAATGGTAACTCCTGGGAGTGGGAAGAAACCTCCGAGGTTACCAAGGCAGTTGCCCGTCTTCATGAAGATATTCGCACTCGTGAAGCACGATACAAAAAGGAAGGGGTGGACACTTCAGAGAACTGACCCCTTGACGAATCCCGCCAGACACCGTATATTAGTATTGTTCAACACACAACCCCAATGAACGAAGAGTTTCTCACCCGTATCGTTGCCGACATCGAACGCAAGACGTTCTATCTTTATTCCAACGAGGGTGATTCTAAAGTGATGGAGTGTGAAACCTCCGAACAATTCCTTTCTGTACTTGATGTTTGCAAGAATCAGTGTCAAAATGGTGAGTTAGTATTTGCTCCTTGATAATATGGGAGCGTGGCGGAATCGGTAGACGCACCAGACTTAAAATCTGTTGGGCATTGTGCTCGTGGGGGTTCAAGTCCCCCCGCTCCCATATTAACTACATAGTATACAATAATTGCCACTATAGCTCAGCTGGATAGAGCAACGGTTTTGTAAACCGTAGGTCGTCGGTTCAAGTCCGACTCGTGGCTTTCCTCTTCGGAGGAATAGGTGGTGTTACCGCTATTTCGGACAGGGGTTCGATTCCCCTCGACTCCACTCATGGGGTCGCAATGGTCTCGACGGGGTTGTAGGAACATGACTGAAACCTGCTTGGATAAGCAA